TTTAAAATGTTTTATAATCCTAAAAGAACCTAACGTCCAACAAGTTTTCTAAGCTCCTCCTTGCTAATATGAATCGAACGTTCCAACTCAGCAACAGATTCACCAGACTCACGATGATAAAATGCATCCTCATCAGCATCGGTCAACCTACTCTGAAGATCCTCAAACTGCGTACGCAAAAGCTCAATTTGACGAGCCAAAGGCAACGTAACAGCAACAGCATTATTCATCTGAGTCACATAAATCCGTGCTGCCAAAGTACCAGTACCCGTAGGCACGGGCGCAAAACTAACAGTCCATATGGGTGAAGTATTGGTCAAAATGGCAACAGAAATAGTGGCAGTACCTGTCTGAAAAGAAGTAACCACACCTGTAGTAAACGGAGTGGTAGTGGCAACCAACGAGGCACCAGTTCCAGCTGAAATAGTGGATGTCGCTGTAACATTACCCGTCATAGCCAAAACGACCAACCAAACGCCCGAAATAACATTGGGCGTGGACACACTCATGCTGCTAGCACTAGGAAACAACTGAATTGTGTTGTCAGGGTCAGCAGTCGCTAAAGAAAAGTCAACTGTCCCAGACCGGTTGTAATTCAACCAACCAGCCTGTATTTGTCCACCAACAGGAGTAGGCAACTTCGGTTTATGAAATCTAACATGATAAGTGACCCATAACTCCCCAATAACAGAAGCGGCTTGCATGCCAACAGTGGCCAACTAAAAATTCCCAACATCATAAAACCGTTGGTCCGCACCACTAGGCACCGCCCCCAACCTAATGAACTTATTACCCAAAACATTTCGCTTGGGTTTACACTCAATAGGATGCAACATCGACTGAGACGGCGCAGCTGATGTGGCAAACTCATATGCCTCCATCTGTTGTTTATTTGAGAAAGTGGTGTCATAAGAATCATAGTTGGTCGCCATAATAACAGTACCCAACGCTGTGTTAGTACTGTTCAGAGCAACAGCACTAGTACTCTTATACTCAATCAACATACCCAACAACTCATACTCCTCAAACTGCGCAGCGCACAACGACAGCCATGGGAACAAGGTGCCTAACCCAGGATTAATAGGAAACACCGTGTTATTAAACGCAACGGACCCGTTAACATCCGCCACAAATTCACGATGACTAATAATCGTTCCCGCACCACCACCAAACACAGGCACATTACCTGTCATTAGTGAATTGGTGGACACCTTATAAGCACCAAGTCCCGTAACCTTGCCCAACACGTCACCGAGACTGCGACCCCAATTACCACCAGTAGATCCCGCCAACAAAGAGCCAAGACCACCGCCAATTGAACCCAGCAAACCAGGGACCAAACCGGTCCTTGTCTGCTGGACAACTGGTGCATAATCTCGCTTGGCTCGAACTTGACTTGGGGGCTTCCTGGTTTTCTTAGGTTGTGCAGCCCGTGGCTTATTCCTACGCTCCTTCGCATTCTTGGATTTGAACATCTGCAAACAAATACACGTAAATACAAGACAGCCGGGCGCGACCCGGTCTATTGCACATCCGCATGCTTAAACTTACAACGTGTACGCGTGCACTGACCTTTTGCAAAATCCGCACAGACAGCAGCATGTTCCAAACCACGTGGACAAGGAGCGTGGCACTTACGAGCCACAAAATCTTTACAAACTGCAACAACCATGTGGGGAGACACAGGTGAACTTAGTGACGGCACAACAACATCATTCACAACCACCTGTCGAGCAGCTACAATGGGCACAACTTGTTCAACTAACGCCGGCATAGCCAACAAATCACTTGGCTCCTTACAGTCATTCAAATAACCAAACAACTGGTCGACGTTAGCTGATGGCAAAGCCTGGATAATGAAATCATGCTCATCATCCAGAGCACGATTAGGCCAATTTTCATCGGCATATTGACTCCACCAACTGGCGATTCGTCTATCAAATGGGCCATATTCCAAACCAACACGATGGGCAGCAGCCAAAATCTCACGAATGACTGGAGTATTACGGTCACTCAATTCCAAACCCATCAACTTTTGTGCAAGCTTTTGCAATGGAGTAAACCCATCAATACGAGGAGTGACATGCAACTTAGACAACATCCGTGCCAAATCGCATGTCGAACTCGAATCACCAGACCACACTTTATCAGTATAAATACGTGATAGAAAATTAACCCCAGGCTGTCCGACAAAATACTCATCAACGGTCAAACGCTGCCCAATCATGGCGGCAGCCTTCTTGTCACCTTCACCGCCGATGAGCCCTGGACGAATCTCAGCGGCAATACCATCATCACCGCCAAACAAACCCCGTGCATTGAACGCGGCAACTGAACCAACCCCAGCGTTACGGCGTTTAATGTAGTCAATAAGCTTGCTCAACAAAGTGTTCATAAGGGATGTTTCCTGCGAACCACTGCCTCGCGCAGTACCCAAATCATACTTATAACCAGACTTTGTCCGGGCCTTAAGGTTAAACTGACCAGCATGACTATCAACAATATCCACATGATATTTCGGTCAAAATAACGTAACAGCACAGCACGTTCAACA